CAGGACTTTAATTTCCATACGAATCTCAAAAGTGATCATAAGCTCCCCTGTATTCAGAGGAGCAGATTAACCCCTGGATCAATTTTCAACCGCTGGGGTGGATCAGTTTTGCACCGTTGGTAACACTATCTGGATGAGCACGAAACAGGAATGGCCGTTGAGATATCCACCGCAACCGGAATAGACAAGCGCCTCGTTACGAAGATGCTCAAGCACCTTCATGAGAACGGTGAGCTTCATCGTGACTGGTGCCACAAGAACGCATGGGTATACAGCAAGAAGCCGGTATTTAACTTTGGCGCGGCTAACCAACTAACTGCATTTATCAACAAGGCATTAAGAGAGGTAAGGGCTTAGATATGGAAATTGACGAAAATACAGCAGCCTAAATGCAAATTGCATTAGTACGAATTTGCAGAATGGAAAGGAACGCTCATGGCGTATGGCATCAACTGCAAGAGCTTTATCCGGAATATACCAAGAGAGATATCCAAGATGCAGTTAGACCTGCACTACGCAGAATGATGGATTCACTCGACTAACACCCCAGCACGCTGATGGAGAGGAATGATGACAACGATTGGCGTTCTTTACGACGAATGGACGAAAGAGCGATTCAGGCGTCACTACAAGATGGCGAAGGTTATCCGCAACAAGCCCTATCGTAATGACTACCGCCAGGTCATGGCAAAGAATATGCAGAAGAATATCGACAAGATATTCCCACGCGGAAAAGCCGTCTGGCGATTACTCAAGACCAGTAAAACTATCTGGTGATGGAGAGGAATATGGACGAATCAAGAAAGGCTTACGAAGAATGGTTTAAATCAAGATATGGGAGCTTGTCTATACCTCCCAAGCAACGTCTGGTTATGCGCACTTACTCATGGGCAGCATGGCAGGCTGCTCGAGCTTCTTTTGAGGTTGACCTTGCCCCTGCAAATCTCCTCAAGTGCGATGGCAGAGATGTGGTGGAAATTCTCAAATACCATGGAATCAAAGTGAAGGAGAGAGTATGAGCGAGTTAAAGCGGTGCCCGTTTTGTGGGTCAAAAGACCTTAGAATTGGCCATGTAGGCCGCGACTGGAATTCAGTCACGTGCCGATATTGTGGCGGAGAAGGTCCCGAAGAGTTAGGCCGAGAAGATGCGATCAGTTCATGGAACCGGAGAGCAGGAGATGAAGCAGACAATCTTCCTCAGGAGTAAGCAGCAACAGCAGTCAGCAATAAACGCCATCCTCGCATCACCTCTCGACAATGACAGACCAATCACCATTCGAATCTCTGACTACAAGCGCAACATAGACCAGAACGCGAAATTTCACGCGATGCTGGGTGATATTGCTCGTCAGGTCACATGGTGTGGAAAGCAACTCAAGCCAGAGCAGTGGAAGGTATTGCTGATTAGCGGTCATGCGGTCGCTACAAAGCAGGAGGCTGAAGTCGTACCCGGCCTAGAGGGTGAATACGTCAATATCCGAGAGAGCAGCGCAGAGATGAGCGTAGGGCGCATGGCGAGCCTTATCGAGTATACGACTGCGTGGGCAACAGGGCAGGGCGTCAGATTCACTGACAGGAGGTATGAATGAGTCGACAGCGACGAAGCATAACCCAAATCGCAATGGACAACATGATATTCATCCCCACCAAACGCTCCAGAAACAAACCCAAGCCAGTACCTGCCGAATCAGAAATAACAACCTTCAATTACACCGCGCACCTGTGGGATATCCGCTGGCTGCGCGACCGTGCGAGGAAATAGTTATGAGCGCAGAAGAAGACTATATCGAGCGTTTCTCTGACCTCATGGAAGATGCAGAAAGCGAAGGAGTCGACGGCATAAACATCATGATGAATTACCTGATGGCCTACGTTGAGGCAATGACAGAGGACGAAGAAGAGCAGGGAATTATCTGGCAGTTAGGCGACAAAGACCTGGTCATTTCCATTGAACCAGCAGAACAAACAGCGAGGTTTCACTGATATGGACTATTCACAGTTATCAGATTTTGAAATTAATTGCATGGTGGCAAAAGAATGCGGTTTTTCTTCAAAGTGTTTTGCTCATGATTTGCACTCAGGAGCATGGAATCCATGCGAAAACGCTTCAGACGCATGGCCAATTATCGCTGAACATAAAATTTCAATAATTAAGGATTCGGGACTTTATCTTTGGGTGGCAACTTCGGATGCTTACTGGGTTGATGGGTGTGAGTGGCATATCTCTCAAGAGGTTATGGACGAAAACCCTCTCCGTGCCGCAATGATTGTCTTCCTCATGATGCAGGACGCTAAACATGCTTAGCAAATCAGAAGCTCAATCCTACGAGCAGCAGAGCATACGTAGAACGTTGTGCGCGGGCTGCACGAAGGAGCTATCAGATGGCGAGGTTCATTGCTGTGAAGAATGCGCCTCACTTGCAATAGCGTATCGAGACCCTAACGGATTTATGACGGAGGAAGATAATGGCTAATGGCAAAACGCCTAAGCCCAAGACCTGTCCAATTTGCTCTACAGAATACATCCCCCGAAGTTCTCTACAGAAAGTCTGCCACAACTACAAATGCGCCATTGCGTTCAATAAGCAACGCGATGCGGAAAATGCTGCGCGTGAGCAGCGTAAGCGCGACAAGGAAACTCGTGCAAAGTGGCGAGAGCGTAAGGCTGAAGTTAAGCCACTAAAGCACTGGGAAGACCTGACGCAGAGAGTAGTGAATGACTACATCCGCGAGCGAGACAGGGGTTTGCCATGCATCAGCTGCGGAACGTGGACAACGGTACAATGGGAAGCGGGGCATTTTAGGTCAAGAGGCAAGGCATCACATCTTAGGTATCACGAAGACAATATCCATGCGCAATGTCATCACTGCAATGTGCATCTTTCAGGCAACCAACAGCAGTACCGAATCAATCTCATAGCCAAAATCGGCGCAGAACGCGTTGAGGCGCTCGAAAACAACAATACCCCTCACCGATACACCAGAGAAGAACTGGACGCCATCAGAAAGCGTTACAGGGCTTTGCTGCGCGAACTGGTCAGGGCGAGACAGGAGGCAGCGTGACGGACAAATCAAACACCCCGGCAGAAATTAAAGACCTTTGGCGAACGCCACCAGAAATATACCGGGCGCTTAGGTGTGAGTTTCCATTCTTTCTGGATGCTGCAGCTAATCAGGAAAACGCGCTGTGCAAAACATTCATTAGCGCCGAAGAAAACACGCTTGAGGCTAACTGGAGAAGCAAAATGCCAGTTGGTGTCAATCGAGCGTATGCGTGGCTTAACCCACCTTACAGCACTCCAATGCCTTTCGTGAAAAAGGCCGCTCAGGAGAACGCAGATAATCATGTCGGATGCGTAATGCTGCTACCGGCAGATACGTCAGTTTTGTGGTTCAGAGAGGCCATTAAGACAGCGCATGAGGTTCGCTTCATCACAGGCGGTCGTCTCTCGTTCCTGAATGCTGAAACTGGAAAGCCAGTAAACGGCAACAATAAAGGCTCAATGCTCATCATCTGGCATCCATATCCACGCTCAGGCGAATGTCGAATGACAACTGTCGATCGCGATGTGCTGATGCAATACGGAAAACGATTCATGAAGGGGGTCTTATGTGCAGCGTAACCAACATCCAGCAAGTCAAATGGCAGCGTCAGCGCGATATGCATACCGAGCAGGTGCTGATTAGCAAGGAGCAGGAGCTAGAGCGCAGTCTTGAGTATGTACGCGAGCAGCTGCGGGAAGTGCGCAATCGCCTGGGGACGAATAAGCCAACCGGAGGTGATGCAGCATGAGGCTTGAATCAATAGGACGGTACTTTGCGCCAAAATCACCAATGTTCAGCGACTCGCCGCGTGCAACCGCAACAGACTCTCTGGACATCAGTGGAGTAATGGCCGCATTAGGTTTGGCAGAATCAAAATGCGGCATCGGTATTGAGCTTTACCTAGCAAAGATTGGCATCAGTTCACCAGATAAAGCCGTCATGGGCGTATACGAAATGGCAAAGCGTCTGGCAGGACGTACAAAGGCATTCGATGGACTACAGGAAGATACTAAACAACGTGTATTGCAATTGCTCGCAACTTTCGCTTTTCAGGATTATTCACGTAGTGCGGCTAGCGTACGGAAATGCGACTGCTGCCACGGGGAAGGATTCATAGACGCTGAAGTGTTCAGCACAAAAACGTACACGCCATCCAGGGAAAAGCGTTTCGTCAAAGCTGCATTGCAGATGGGTGATAAGACGATTCGACCTTCAGCCTATCAGGTATACCGTGAACAGCGAGATATCGAAAGGGTGCAATGTCCATCTTGCAAAGGGAAGAGGGTCCTCAGCAATGCTTGTCGTTGCCACGGGAAAGGGAAGGTTGTTGACCAGGAAAAGACAAAGGAAATGGGCGGTATTCCGGTCTGGAAAACCTGCGATAAATGCTCAGGGCGCAGATACCGGAGGCTCAAGTTCTCGACAGTCTTTGAGGGTGTGCAGACTGCATGGGATGTGAAGAAAACCTTTGCCTATGACCACCTCCAACCATTCTTTGAGTCACTGGTAACTGAGTGCCACAAAGAGGAAGCTTTTGCAGATAGTGTTATTGCGAAAGTGACAATGTGAAGAAAATTTTTCTACCGATATGGATGTTGGTAGAAATAACACTTTACTCTGGCGGAAAAATGGACTAATCTGATTCCAACGATGGGTTAATGCCTTCGTTTAAGCGGGAAGATAATATGTCTCGCGATACCGGGTCGAAAGATTCCGTTGAAAAGTCCAGATTACCCGGTCGCAGATAATATTTATAGTCTGCATGCTGGCTTGGTATGGCAAAAGCCCTGAGTTAATAGCTCGGGGCTTTTTTGTTTGCGAAATAGCACCACAAATCACTCCAAATATTCAAGGCTCGCTTCGGCGGGCCTTTTTCGTATTAGGCCACAGGCAATCAATCACAGATGAACCCTCGCATCCGATGCCTCGCTGGCCTTTCCTGACACTACCCACGGCACCCGCTTTAACGCGAGGTGAGAGATATGAAAATGCCCTACAAAAGCGATCCGAATATCTGGTCCATCCTCATCGCTTTCGGCATGACCCTTGTTGGCGCTATAGCCAGTTACTCCTTCAAAGTTCTCAACGGAGAATCCTTTAGTTGGAGGACCATGTGCCTGCAGCTAATTGTGTCGATATTCGCTGGTTTAATCATGACCATGATTGCTATCCACTATAACTGGCCGCAAGAGGTGATGGGCGGCGTGTGTGGCATGGCTGGCTGGTCTGGTTCCTCCCTGATTAAAGCGCTTGAGAACCGTTTCCTGAAAAAAGCATCAGGCGAAGAGGTATCCAATGACTAAAGACCAGTTCATGCGAGCTGCGGGCATCAGTAGCTCGCTGGCTGAGAAGTGGTATTCGCACATCGTCGAAGCCATGAACACCTACGGCATCGACACTCCAAAACGCCAGGCTCATTTCATTGGGCAAATTGGCACCGAGTCGGGCGGCTTCCAGTCTGTGCAAGAGTCGCTCAACTACAGCGTCGCCGGTCTGGCGATATTCGGCTCTCGATTAACCGCTGCCCAACGCGAACAGTTAGGTCGCAAACCCGGTGAAAAGGCTTTATCCCCTGAACGACAGGCAGCTATTGCCAATATCGTCTACGGCGGCCGATTCGGCAATAACCTGAATGGTGACGGCTGGAAGTATCGCGGTCGCGGGCTGAAGCAAATCACCTTCAAAGCTAACTACGAAGAGTGCGGAAAAGCGCTTGGGCTCAATCTGGTCGACTCGCCTGACCTGTTACTACAGGACAAATACGCTGCGCTCTCTGCTGGATGGTTCTGGAAAGCAAACGGCTGTAACCAGTTCGCTGATGCTGGCGACGTGAACGGTCTGACCCGGCGAATTAACGGCGGCCTGAATGGTTTGCAGGACCGTATCGAAAGGACGAAGCGAGCGGAAGGAGTTTTGTTATGAGTTTCACAACTATCAAAAACCTGATCCCGTTCGTGTTCGCTCTCATCATCATCGGCTTCATCGCGAAGCTTGGCGCTGACAACCGTCAGCTTCGCATTGAAAACAGCTCTCTGGTTAGAGATAACCGCGAACTGAACGGCAAGAACGCTGACCTGGCGAACACGCTGCAAAATCTGGCTGACAAAGTCGGCGAGATGAACCAGCTCGTTGATGCAGAGTCGCGCCGTCGCGCAGCAGCAGAAATGAAGTCACAACGGCTTCAGGAGGAAGTGAAGAGTGCGCTCAAAGACAACAAGTGCTCTGTCGAGCTTATTCCTGATTCTGTTATTGACCAGCTGCGCCGACAAGCCGACTCAATACGAGGTGGTGAAAGCACCGACACTACCGATACCGGCAAACCTACTCGTTGACTGCGTTATCCCTGAAATACAAAGCAACATGACTTTCGGGGATAGCGTACAGCTCAACATCCTGTTGCTCGATTCGCTGGACGCCTGTAACGGGCAGATTCGAACCATCAGGAAAATAGAATCGTCACGGCAAGACAAAAGCTTTTCTCGCGAAAAGTGAGGTGATCCGATCTTGCTGACGGGTAAGCCGTAAGTAACCAATCACTACTGAGAAGCAGAGAAACCGTTGCGCTAATGCGAACAAACATGACGATTAGGAGCTATCCATGACTCAACGAGTAATTTCCACAGGCGGAGTGCCGACCACCGTACCTAGCACCTCTGATATTCCAGCGCCAGCAACATCAAGCACCGCAGGTATTGTTAAGCAGATGACATTCACCGCGCAACTGACTGCAGCACCAACACAAGCAGATTTCAATGCTCTGCTGACTAAGCTGATCGCATCTGGACAGATGGCGGCAAGCTGATGACTACTTTAAACATAACTGTGGTTGCCCAAAGGAGATGGGTGGGTAAAGCCTATACTGTCCGTTATTAAGGGGCTTGTTTATGCTCGCCTTGTGAAGGAAAGGCATATCGAGAAACTAGCGGATATCATTGCCCAACACGGTTTCACTTTCAAAACAGAGAAATAACATGGCAAAGCTCACCGACAAACAAGAGCTGTTTGCCCGTGAGTACCTGAAAGATTTAAACGCCACTCAGGCAGCTATCAGGGCGGGTTACAGCGAGAAAACCGCCAAAGAGGTAGGTTATGAAAACCTCACTAAACCTCACGTCCTGGAGTTGGTTGCAGAGTTAAAAGCTCAGCGTGTAGAGCAGACAGGAATAGACGCTGCTTACGTATTGCGACGTCTGACTGAAATAGACCAGATGGACGTGCTGGACATCCTGCTTGCCAATGGTGAGTTGAAGCCGATTAAAGACTGGCCGAAGGTGTGGCGTACAACGCTGTCAGGTATGGATGTTGTCGAGATGGCATCCGCAGATAGCGCTGCTCTCCTGAAGAAAATCAAATGGCCGGACAAGGTGAAGAACCTTGAACTACTAGGCAAGCATGTAAACGTCCAGGCATTCAGAGAACAAACTGCTACAGAGATTACCGGCGCTAACGGTGGTCCTGTTCGTTACGCAGACATGTCAGAAGAATTACTTGAAGAGAAACTGAAGGAGCTAGGAAATGGCAGGCGCTCCAATCAGCTTGAATCGAAACGCTCAGATTTATGAGCTACATAAAGAACTGGCGATTCGCTCAGCACGTAAAAACCTTCTCGACTTCACGCTATACACCAATCCGCAATACGAAACAGGCTGGTTTAACGAGCTGCTCTGCGCAGAGTTAGATCACTTCCTCGATGAAGTGAAAGCCGGAAACATGCCTCGGCTGATGGTGTTTGCTCCACCGCGTTCTGGAAAGAGCGAGCTGTGCTCTCGTCGCTTCCCTGCATATGTGTTAGGCCAACATCCATCATGGAATATTATCTCGTGCTCCTATTCTTCTGACCTTTCAGACCGAATGAGTCGGGATGTTAAGCGCATTATCACCTCCGATAAATACGCTGACGTTTTCCCTGATGTGAAAATACCTTCAGGGCGCAGCCTGGCAGGTGGCATCAACAAAACAGAGCTATGGGAGCCAGTAGACTCCAAAGGCGAGTTACACGGCGGGTCGTATCGCTCTGCTGGCGTTAACGGTGGCATCACCGGACAGGGTATGAATATCGGGGTAATTGACGACCCTGCGAAAGATTACAAGACCGCATCGTCTCCAACCTATCAGGAAGCGGTGATGGACTGGTATGACACGACATTCTTCACTCGTGTTGATCCAAAGATAAACGGCATCGTCATCATCCTTACGCGCTGGCATCAAAGCGACCTGGCAGGCCAGCTACTTAAGCTTGCAGAAGAGGGTGGTGAAAACTGGCGCGTGGTCAGCTTCCCTATGGAGGCTGAGAAGGAAGAGGTGCACGAGCTTAATGGCAACGTGTACCACCTGCGAAACCCTGGTGAAATTCTTTTCCCTGAGCGCATGCCGCAAGAATTCGTTGAGAAGTGCAAACAACGCGGATCCCTTGTCTGGAATGCCCTGTACCAACAGCGACCAACCGCTAAAGGCGGCGGCCTGATTAAATCTGAATGGTTCGGTGAATACTCCGTTCTTCCTCCCATGCAATGGCGAGCCGTCTATGGCGATACCGCACAGAAAACAAAAGAGGTCAATGACTTCTCCGTATTCGAGCACTGGGGGCTAGGCACTGACGGATACATCTACCTGATAGACATGATTCGCGGCAAGTGGGAAGCCGAAGAGCTTCAGCGTCGAGCTGTCGCATTCTGGGATAAATGCAAAACCCTCAAGAACGGACCTCTACGCCACATGGCGATAGAAGATAAGTCATCCGGTACCGGGCTTATCCAGAACATTCGCAAAAAGGCGATATGCCCTATCAAGGCCATTCAGCGTGATAAAGACAAATACACTCGCCTGATGGACGTGCAGGGATACATCGAGTCCGGGTATATCAAGCTGCCCAGCAACGCACCATTCATTAACGACTTCCTCGTCGAGATGGAAGCCATCAACCCTGATTTCAATACGCACGACGACCAGCTAGATCCGATGATGGATGCCATCGACGAGATGAAGAATGGCAATGGTCCGTTACGCATATCTGAAGAACTTTTGAGGCTCGCATAGTGTTTGAACGCTGGAAAAAGAAAAAAGCTGAGCCTCCAAAGGAAGAGGCAAAACAGCCCATGTCGCTGGCTAATGCGCTGGCGATGCTGAATGAACATGAAAGGATCAAGTCAGAAGGGGAAGTGCTCCGTCAGATTGAGCGCTATACACCGCCTCCAGGAGTGATTCCTGAGAGCGTGGGTGAAGCTGCTCTGGCGATGGACTCCACGCCTTACAGTTACCTCAACTCAGCAAATATCACCGCATATGGCTATGGTGGCTTTCCTGGCTACCCATATCTGTCACAGCTCGCTCAGTTGCCGGAGTATCGCAAGATTACCGGCACGATTGCTGAAGAGATGACGCGCAAATGGATTGAACTGAAGCACATCGGTAAAGATGAAGGTGACGATAAGGCCGACAAGATTCGCCAGCTTGATGACGCATTAAAGCGCTTCAAGGTGCGTGAGAAGTTCCGAGAAGCTGCTGAGCATGACGGCTACTTCGGGCGAGGTCAGATTTACATCGATGTGAAAACACCGAGTGGGAACTCTGCCTGGACGGTTCCAGATGAACTGGATAAGAAACTCTACATCAGCCCACGCAAGATAACCAAAGGCAGCCTGAACGGGTTTCGTGTTATCGAGGCGATGTGGACTTACCCTGGCGTGTATAACGCCGACAACCCACTGAGCCCTGACTTCTTCAACCCGGCTGAATGGTACGTCATGGGTCGCACAGTTCATGCCAGTCGCATGCTGACGATGATTTCGCGTCAGGTACCAGACATCCTCAAGGCGGCGTATAACTTCGGCGGCCTGTCGCTTAGCCAGATGGCTGAGCCATACGTGCAGAACTGGCTGAGAACGCGTGACAGCGTGAGCGACCTGGTTCACTCGTTTGTGGTGTACGGACTGAAGACGAACATGCAAAACGTCCTATCCGGAGTTGCTGACCCGAACCTTTTCATGCGTGCTGAGTTCTTCAATAAGGTCCGCGACAACCGTGGAATGTTCATGGTTGATAAAGAATCAGAGGAGTTCTTCCAATTTGTCACGAGCCTGTCCGGTGTCGATGCTCTCCAGGCGCAGGCACAGGAGCAGATGGCATCCGTTTCAAGTATCCCGCTGGTTAAACTGCTTGGCATCACTCCTAACGGCCTCAACGCGTCATCTGATGGAGAGATTCGCGTCTTCTATGACTCTATCCACGCCATGCAGGAGAATCTGTTCAGAAGTCCGCTGAAAACCGTGCTGGATGTCCTCCAGCTGAACGAATTCGGCGAGATTGACCCTGACATTGATTTTGAGTTCCTGCCGCTGTACGAGCTCACAGAGGCCGAAAAAGCCGAAGTCATGAAGCATCAGTCCGAGGCTGATAAGAACTACGCTGAAGCTGGTGTGTTCGATATCGACGCCATCAAGTCTATGCGCCAGTCAGACAAGAGCAGTCCATACCACATGATGGAATCTGAAGATGACGAAGATTACGAAAACGAGTCCATCGAAGAAGAATTCGAAGAGCCAGAAAACCCTTCGTCCAATCAGGGCTAACGCCGGAGTTCACGAGTGGTATCGTGCGGAGTTGCTAAAGCTGGTACGGGAGATGAACAAGTCTTACCGGTACTGGCTTGAAGCAGGCTACAAAGACAGCATGGCACTTGATGCCAGTCCTGCGAATGAGTTGAAGCGCAGGCTGGCTAAGCTCGGTAAGCAGTGGGAAGGCAAATTTAACGAGCTTGCGAAAAAACTGGCCGATCGTTTTGTCGATAAGACTCTGCGCAATACTGATGTGTCTCTTCATTCCGCGCTGAAGAATGGCGGTTTCACCGTTAAGTTCACGATGAATGATGAGCTTAAAGACACAATGCAGGCCGTCATAAACGAGAACGTCAACCTGATTAAGTCGATACCTGAGCAGTACCACACGCAGGTGGAGACGATGGTGATGCAGTCAGTAAGCCGCGGTCGTGACCTTGGTCATCTAACCGATGAGCTTGAAGCGCGATACGGCATCACGCGCAGACGCGCAGAGACGATCGCTCGAGACCAGAACAACAAGGCTACGGCTGTCATCCAGTCGGAGCGACAAAAGAGCCTGGGTATCACCAAAGGCATCTGGCGTCACTCTCATGCAGGTAAAGAGCCCCGGCAATCACACGTCAAGGCGGACGGTAAGGAATTTGAGCTCGACAAGGGGCTGTATCTCGATGGTGAATGGGTATTGCCAGGAGAAGCTATTAACTGCCGCTGCACATGGTCCCCGATTATCCCAGGACTGGAGCGAAAATGATTGAAGTGTTCAAGGCTCTAGGCCTGACATTGATATTTGGCGGCCTAATCATAGCCGTACTGACAATAACGTCTCTGAAGAAAAACAACGGTCGCTAAGGCGGCCTTTTTTATTGCCTGAAGAAAGGTAAATCCATGCCAGTACATCAGAAAGATGGCAAATGGTATTGGGGAAAAGAAGGGCCATTCGATACAAAAGAAAAGGCAGAAGAGGTTGAGCGCGCGGCGTATGCCAATGGCTATGCCGGTGATTCGGCCCTGGCATTCGACAGGGCAACAGTACGCTCCTTTGACAATGACGGTCGGCTGCACATCGAAGTGACGCCAATCAGCAAGGCTAATATCTGCCCCTACTATGGTCGTGAAATCCCCAATTCCAAAGCGTTAGGCCTGTTGCCTGACAAAGTTTACTACCTGCTGCGCGACCCTAAAGAACTCGCAAAAGCGGCTACCACATTCAACAACATCCCGCTCCTCAATGAACACATTCCGGTTACTGCCGCAGACCCTCAGAAGATGGCTGTGGTTGGCTCTACTGGTACTGATGCCGAATTTGACGGGACTTACCTGAAGAACTCGCTTGTCGTCTGGGATGCAGACTCCATCGCTGGAATCGAAACAGACGAGAAGAAAGAGCTTTCGTCGGCCTACAGATATGTAGCTGACATGACCCCCGGCGTACATGAAGGCCAGCCATACGATGGCGTCATGCGCGATATCGTCGGGAACCACGTTGCACTCGTAATAGAGGGCAGAGCCGGATCCGACGTCGTTGTCGGGGATTCATTATCACTGGAGCTAAAAGAGATGGCAAAAGCCAAACAACTCGCGGCTGCTCTGAAGCCATTCCTGGCACAAGACGCAGACCTCGAAGAAGTCGAAAAAGCGGTCAAGAAAAATCTCGAACTCGAAGAGGAAGAGAAAGAAGAGCGCGACGACAAGAAAGACAAAGCGATGGGCGAGGATAAAGACGAGTCCAAAAAAGAAGATAAAAAGGCTGAAGATGAAGAGTCCGATAAAAAGGACAAAAAAGCCGAAGATGAAGACGATGAAGACAAAGAGGACAAGGCTGCTATGGATGCCGCATTAATCCGTAAAGCTGAAGAGAATGTCATGGGTCGCATTCGTCAGGCAAACGAAGCCCGTGAGTGCGTTCGTGCTCTCGTTGGCGATGTTAGCCTTGTCGCGATGGACTCAGCTGAAGACATCTACCGTTTCGCTCTCGACTCTGTGGGCGCTAACCACAAAGGCGTTCACCCTTCAGCACTGAAATCAATGGTTGAATTCACGATCAGCCAGAAATCAGAAGCTCGCAAACCTGCCACCACCATCGGTATGGACTCTGCGGCAACCACTTCTTTCGCTAAGGCATTCCCTGGCGCAACCAAAATGAAACGGAGCTAAGCAATGAGCGGCTTTCAAAGTGTAATCAATCAGCAGCAGGCACCAGGTGTTGAAGGTGACTTCGCTTCTGCAAACCCTAAGGCAAGCTTGCTCGCGGGTGAAGGTGCTCTGGTAGCTGGCACCAATGGCGTGGTAGTTGGTCGATTCGGTTGGGTGACTAACGGCGTGGTAGACAATACCGGCACTGGCGTTCCGGCTGGTTTCGTTCATCGCGAAGGTCAGGCATCAATCACTACCTGGCTGGCTGAAGCGTCAATGACGATTCAGCCTGGCTTCCAGATGACCCTGATGACTGCTGGCGACTTCTGGGTGCGTACTGCTGGAGCGGCAACCGTTGGTCAGAAAATCTTCGCAAAACTGTCTGATGGTTCAGTAACCACTGGCGCGGCTGGTGCGACCATTTCCGGCTATGTAGAAACTAAATTTGTTGTCGGTAGCGCAGCTGCTGCTGGCGAACTGGTACAGATGGGCACCTGGAGCTAATCGATGAACAACGCAGAATTTTTACAACACAAGGCAATGGCTGAACGGGATTACGGCGTAGTCCTTCCTGAAGCCAAAGCTTACCTGACTGATGCAGTAGCAAATAGCTACTCATACGCGATGGATGCCCAGCCAACTCTGGTCACCTCCAGCAACGCAGGCATTCCGTGGTACTTCACCAACTATGTAGACCCAGAGCTGATCCGCATCCTGGTTACCCCGATGAAAGCGGTGGAAATCATGGGCGAAACCAAAAAAGGCGACTGGACTACCATGACCGCGCAATTCCCGGTCGTAGAATCCACTGGTCAGGTTTCCAGCTATGGCGACTACAACAACAACGGCCAGGTAAGCGCGAACGTGAACTGGGTAGCGCGTGAATCCTACCTGTACCAGACCATCACTCAGTGGGGCGAACTGGAGCTGGACCGTTACGGTGAAGGTCGTATTGCATGGGCTCAGCAACTGAACACCGCTTCAGCTCTGACCCTGAACAAGTTCCAGAATAAGTCTTACTTCTTCGGCGTTGCTGGCCTGAAAAACTACGGCATCCTGAACGACCCTAATCTTCCGGCATCAATCACCCCGGGGGCAACTGGTACTGGTGGCGGCACCACCTGGGCAACCAAAGACGGTCAGGCTGTCTACGACGACATTCAGGCGCTGTACAAGCAGCTGATCACCCAGACCAAGGGCTATGTTGAGCGCGACAGCAAAATGACGCTGGCGATGTCTCCAGAGTCTGAAGCCAACCTGACTAAAACGAACATGTACAACGTGAACGTGTCAGACCAGCTGAAGAAAAACTTCCCTAACCTGCGCGTTGTTACTGCAGTTGAGTACAACACCGCATCAGGTCAGCTGGTTCAGCTCATTGCTGACGATCTGGATGGTCAGGACACCGGCTACTGTGCATTCACTGAAAAGATGCGTGCGCATCCTGTAGTGGTAGACCTGTCTGCGTACAAGCAGAAGAAAACTGGCGGTACATGGGGCGCGATTATTCGCCAGCCTCTGGCCTTTGCATCAATGCTGGGAGTTTAATTCATGGCTGAAATGGTAAGCGTAGGCTGCAATCTGCCTAACGGTCTCCAGGTTACCCTGGACGGTAAGACGGTAATTCTGAACGGGGCGGCCACTACCGCCCTGCGTGGTCTCGATGGAGCCATTCCTGAAGGTGCCTTTGGTGTCACCCAGGTAGAGAAAGACTTCATGGATAAGTTCATCGCGACCTATCAGGATGCAGCCTATATCCAGAACAACGCAGTATTCATCCAGAAGGATGAGCGCAGCGTTAAGGCTCAGGGTAAAGAGCTGGAAAGCGCCAAAACTGGTCTGGAAGGTTTGGACCCTGACAATCCAGCACCTGGCGTTAAGAAAGCCGACCAAAAATAAAAGAGGTGATGCATGGGTGTCGTTACGTTTGACCCCGCAGCCTTCAAACTACGCTACCCTGAATTCTCCTCCTTAGACGACGCCCTGCTTCAGCAGTATTTCACCCAGGCAACCATTTATCTCGATAACACAGACTGCAGTCGTGTGTCAGATTTGGCCGTGCGTGCAATGCTACTGAACATGTTGGTTGCCCATATCGCATTTCTGTATTCGGGTGCGAATGGGCAGTCTCCATCCGGGCTGGTTGGCAGAATAGACAGCGCATCAGAAGGCTCCGTCAGCGTTCATGCCGAAATGCCTGGCGTTAACGCGAACTCAGCATGGTATATGCAGACCAAATATGGAGCGGATTACTGGAACGCGACAGCACCATTCCGCACCTTCCAGTACATCAGTGGTCATTCACCATCAAATTATCCGTATGGGTATTACCGGAGGTACTGATGGATAAGGTGATGGAGTTTCTTAATTCAGTAGGCGATCAGCTTTCTTCAAAGCAGCTAAAGGTAGGGTTTCTTGAGGATGCCACATACCCTGACGGCACATCAATGCCAATGGTTGCGGCATCCAATGAGTTTGGAAACCCAGCCAGCGGCAGCCCTCCAAGACCGTTTTTTAGAAATGCAATAGCTGAAAAATCTAGTGAGTGGTCGAAAAAGGCTGAAACGCTAATGAAGTTTCACGATGGCGATACAGAGCTTGTTCTGAATCTTATTGGCGAAATCATTAAAGATGACATCCAGGAATCAATCAGAACCATTCAGGAGCCGCCATTAAGCCCAGTCACGGTACTGCTGAGAAATCGCTTTCCAATCAACAGTGTTACCAACGGTGCAAAACTGATCCACCCCAGCGGTTGAAAATTGATCCAGGGGTTAATCTGCTCCTCTGAATACAGGGGAGCTTATGATCACTTTTG